GGCCCGCTGGGCCGCGTTCACCCGCCGGGCCCGCTGGGCCGCGTTCACCCGCCGGGCCCGTGGCACCCGCTGGGCCCTGACTTCCGGTTGCGCCGCGCGCGCCCGTGGCACCCCGGGGGCCCGCTGGGCCCGTGCTTCCGTCTTTACCGTCCGCGCCCGCTGGGCCGCGTTCACCCGCTGGGCCCGGGGGGCCCGCTGGGCCCGCTGGGCCTTGGATTGAACCTACATTTGCCCATTTGTTTCCGCTCCATACGTGAACGGATTCCCCTACTAGGTACGCGTCGCCCGGTTTGGGGTTAGTTGGAAGTTTGCTAGTGGAATCAACCGAGCCCAGTAGGGTGAATCCTGTACCGTCCGCGCCCGCTGGGCCGCGTTCACCCGCTGGGCCCGGGGGGCCCGCTGGGCCCTGACTTCCGCGCGCGCCCGTGGCACCCCGGGGGCCCTCGGGGCCCGCTGGGCCCGGGTCGCCGGCGGGGCCCTGCTTTCCTTGCGGGCCCGGGGGGCCCGCTGGGCCCGGTATGCCGCTAACGCCGGTCATGGTCTTATCTACAGTGAGTGCGAGGGCTTGCATTTGCTGGGCCCCCTGCCAGATTGGGTCACCGTCTACGGGGTACGGAATCCGATAGTTGGGTGTGTATCGTGGCATTAGTCTAATACGTCCTTAATGTGTGTTCCTGTGGTGGGAATGTGCTTAGTGTCGCCCCACGTAACCGAGCTATCCCAGTGATACCCGTTAAAGGTGGTGGCGTCGCCCCATTTTAAGTCACGTTCGGGTGTGGGTTCGCCTACCTCTACCACGGGCGGCGACGGTAGCCCCATGAGTTTATACCACCACGGAACGGGTTCTTGCTGGTATGTGGTGCGAATTTGCCGTAGAGATTCCCACGTTGCCGAATCCTTAACGGGCGTTGTGTTGTGAATCCAGTGAACGTGAAACATGCACGCCCAGCCTAGTTGGGGGTCGAACGTGGTTTGCCCACCAATGGGAGAGACTACGGGGGGATAGTTCATCGAGTCGCCCATTAGCCATTGGTACGCGAGGTTGCCGCTAATGAAAGCGGCGCGCGTATTCTCCCATGCCATGAGAGCCCATCGGGCCATTCGCTCGGATACGAAAGTAAATCCGGGCTTAAAGGTGAAATCCGGGTGACGTGGGCGGCGTCCCTCCTCCCGGGCGCGGTTCCACACGTTATCTAGCGTGGGGTCGATAACTTCGCCCGCGTCAAACCATGAATTCCACTTCATGACGCGGCGGGCCTGATAGAGTTGCACATCTTCCTTAACGGTAGTATGCGAATCGAAATCGGCCGCCCAATCGTCCCACGTGCACTCTAGCCGGTTAATGTCCGTAGTTGGATCGGCGTGTATTTCCGGTTCACCTACGAGTTCACACCCGCCTAGTCCGATGCCCGGGTAGGTCTTGCCGTCTACCGTAATATCATTCGCGACGGGTAGCACCGCGCCGCGTGAATCGTCAAAAGTCGCTAGATAAGTGCTAATAGGCTGGGATAGCCTAATAGCTTGCCTAACGACGTTCTCTTCGGGGTCGTAGGCATACGAGTCGTTGCCCATAGATGCAAACATTTCGCCCAGCAATTCCAGCGCGGATTTGCCTTGCACATCGAGGGGCGCGCAACGCCCTTTCATGTAGCCGGGCCAAAAGTACACTTCCTTAATTTTGGAACCGGATTGCAAGCCTAAATCGCGAACGCGGTTTGCGCGTACAAGCATTGTTTCTTGCGGCCATTCGCGAACTACGGCGTTCGCGTTACCGTAATCGGCCGTGGCGTCTGCACACGATAATTCGATTACCCAACCGCGCCGCCCGTCCGGGGCGTGATAGGCGTGCGGCTTCGCGGTGGCTTCCGATATGCGGCCGCGAAACATCGTCACCGGGCCAATCAAGTCGAAATTGGTGGAGGTGTAGCCCAACCACACGATTCGCACCTCTAGGCCAATCGCTCGAGACTCGCGAATACGCGTCGCCCATTCGTCGGTTAGGTCTAGTAGCGTCACGTCAACCGACGCGGGGGAGGTATCGGGCGACTGGTATTCTTCGCGCCCCCAATGGATAGTAAATCCGCGAATAACGACGGGTTCGGTTTCCATCGTGTCGGTGTGGCACGCGACGCGTTTGCCGTCGATATATACATTTGGCCTTACGTCGATTGCCATAGCCCATAACCTCCCGCCGTTGCTAGTCCGCGAGTGCGGGCATCAGCGCGTAGAATCTTTCGGATTTGTTCGGCCGTCTCGCGCGGGTTGACGGCACCGTTAATCGTGATGTTCACGCCGCCCATTGTGGCACCGCGTGCGGCTACATTTGCGGCACGAGCAAATGACGCGGCGTCACCCCGGGCGGCCTGTAGGGAAGTGGTAACCGGGCGATAGGTTCCCGTGACTACTCCCCCACCAATCATCGTTGCATCTTCACCAAAGACTTTAGACAACCACGCCGGGGGACTAGGCCAGTGGATAGATGCCAGTTTGCCAATAAGGTTAGACACCATATCGACTACACCACCAATCGCGCCCTTAATCGAGTTAAAGGCGTCACCGGCGGCCGAAATCGCGCCCCTGACAGCGCCAAACGCGCCCTTTAGCACATTGACGGCCTTAGTGCCAGCCCAGAATTGCAACGCCATTTCAACCGCGAATCGGATCACGGGTGCGATAGCCCCGGCGACAACACCGAGGATATTCGCGAGCGCTCCCAGCACCGGGCCCGCAAGCGCGGCAACCACCGAAATTAGCGGCTGTAGAGAGTTGACAAAGTTGGTCACGCCCTCTACTACGGCGACGAATACCGGAACGAGCGCGAGCACGATTTGCACTAAACCGGGGATTAGCCCGCTAGCTAATTGCACAATCGGCGGGATTAGCCCAATGAAAGCCTGCACAAGGGCCTGAATTGCGGGCATAAGCGGCTGCAAACCTACCGCGAGCTGTTGGAAAGCTTGCACGATAATCGGGAATATCGGCGCGAGCATCTGCAACGCTTGCGTTAGCGCCGTTCCTAGAATTTCCGCGAGCTGCTGGAAAATAGGCGTTACGGCGGTAATTGCTTGCGCGAGCACGCCACCGACCATCGCCGCGAGTTGCCCCACAATAGGCAACAACGGGGAAATCGCGGTAATGACACCGGATAGCGCGGTTACGATTTGACCAATCACCGGGGCAATGGTGGTAACGAGTTGGGCAAATACGGGTGCAAGAGTGCCACCAATGAGCCCCGCGAGCTGCCCCACGATTGGCAGAACGGCGGCTACGGCGGCGGTAAGTGCGCTAAAGATAGATTCCAGCGTCTGCATACCTTGCGCGGAAGTTACAAACTGTTCCACGGCGGTAATAATTTGCCCCAACGTCCCCAGGAACGGGGCCCCGGCGTTAGACATGGCAGTAAATACCGCGCCAACGATATTTCCCAATTGCCCCAATACGGCAAAAAGTTGCTGGGCTTTCGCTACGGCATCGGCAAAGAATGCCTGTAGCGAACCGTCTTGAAATCCGGCGGTCATGGATTGAGCCCAACCGGCGGCCATTTCCTCCATCTTCGCGGTGATTTGCGCAAAGATGGGCGCGGCGGCCGCGCCTACGGCGATAATTCCCTTTAGCACATCGGCAAAGGCGTAAGACAGATGCGCGGCGGCGATACTTGAATACTGAATTAGTTGCTGCATCGCGCTTAGGCCGGTGCCTTGCGTTACGAAAGCAACTAAACCGGCCGTGGCGTTACCCATATCCATCGCAAGACCATTCATGGCCCCGCGTATTGGTTCAATGAGTACCGCGAGGTCGCCAAGGTTGGAAACTTCCGCCCAGAACGATTGTTGAACCTCGTTGCCAATATCGCTAAAGGAATCCTTTAGCCCCTTTAGCGCGGTTACGGCTTCCTGTGCGGCCGGGGGCATGTTCGCGATAGCTTCCGCGAACGCGGCCGGGTCGCTAGCGGATAGAGCGTCACCGAATCCAGCGGTTGCCGATTTCAGTACGCCCATCGCGAGGGCGGCAGAGCCTAACGCGGCCGGGGCCATTGCCGCGCCCAGTGCGGCCATTGGCCCCACTACACCGGCGGCGGCGGTTCCTAGCGCCGCGAGGGGGGCCGCTACGCCACCGATAGCGGTAGTCATGGCGGCCGCTTTCGTCGCCATAGTTGCGGCGGTGACACCGAATTGCGCGGCCTTGCGCCCCATAGCGCGGAATCCGTCGCCCAGCTTAGACAGTGAACTATTTGACCTATTGACTTTCTTTTCGAAAGCCTTGATTTCGCGAACGGCTTTCTTAAAGCCTTTGCTATCCGCGTCCGAAACGATACGGAGGGACAGAATAGCTTTTGCTTTGCTAGCCATTAGTCAAGTTCCTGTTCTTGTTCCTGAAAGATTTCCACTAATGTAGCAATCATTTCATCGGGTTCATTCATGAGTTGCGCCGGGGCGACGTGCATCGCCACGGCCAATTCGGCAATTAATCGGCGGGGGTCTCCCGCTCCGTAGGTTCCAACTCATCACCGAAATCAGCGCTAACCATCGCTACATCGTTCACGAAATCATCAAATCCGCGCGTCTTGTCATAGAGCCCCAATCGAGTCATTGCGGCGTATCCCATGAAAGCGCCCGCGCGAATTGGATCATCTTCCAACGAGGGCCACTTATGACGCTGGGCTACATCGGAATAGCGAATCATGTCCGCGAGGATTACGCGAACGTCGTTGTGCTCGGTGCCGTCAATCATTTCTACATCAACGGTAATTTTTTGCATTGCCATTTTTTAAGCTCCCTTAACTTGCTTGATAACGCGTTTCATTTTCTTTTCATACTGTTTAACCCAAATAGGCTCGGTTTGCTTCGCGGCAATGAAAAGAAAGTACTTAGGCTTGATATTACGTTTGGGCCAACCCCAGTGTTGCACGTTGGCATAAGGTACGCGGTTGCCACCGGCGCGAACGACACCGGCGCGAGTGGTAGCGCCCGGGCGAATTGACGCTTTCAGCGCGCCGCCCGATTTCGGCCGCCCCCGGCCGCGCTTGCGGCCGGGCTTTCCGATTGGGGCGCGTACTTTTGCCGCCCCGGCGACGATTCCGGCGGCTTCCTTATTGATAGCCGTCAATTCCTTGACGTCCATACCCGCTTTCTTCATCGTCGAGCGCAAGCGCTTTCCGCCGCGTACCTGTACGCCAAACCGGGCCATTCTAGTTAGCGCCCGCCGGGGTGAAGTTTGGGGTTCCCACGGCCGTCCACTCGAACTCGGATTTATTCTTAACGTTCACGTCGCCGCCGTATTCCACCGGGTCTACCATTACGCGGCCGGTAATAGCGGACTTAGTGGACGAATCTGGCACAAACTTAAACGGCATTTCAGTACCGGCGTGCTTCCACGTGAAGTCAATCAAACCATCGGTTTCCACGTCCTGAAACGCGGTGCCAGAAACAGTCCAGTTGTAGTTACGTTGTCCTGGGATATTGTCGCCACACAGTACGGGTTCGGAATCTTCGGCATCGGCTTCGGCCGCTACCTTGAACGACGTAATTTGGCAAGAAATATCGAGCTGGGTTCCTACGGAACCGAGTACAAGAGTACCGGGCCCCATCTTATGAATCTTGCGGCGCTTCGCCTTGTCGGGCGTTGGGTTATCTGGTGTGGTGGTGTTTGGTGCGGTCATGGGTTTGACTCCTTAAATCAAGTCCACGGGGTTTAGTTTGAGGGCCGGAAGTGGCGCGGTTTCCGGTAGTGCAAGTTCTACCGTCTGTGCGCCGGTGGTTAAGTCCTCAACCTTTTCATACATTTCTAGTAGCGATTTCAGTGCGAGCGGGCGGCCGTTGTCTGGGACGAACAAATACACCACGGCTCGAGCGTTTGCAAGTCCACATAGTGAACCGCCGTCGATTTCTTCCAAATCAACGAGCGCGCCCGGGGCGTCCACGTCGCGCGGGTCTAACGCGGCGGGAATACCCCGGCGGGTAATTTCGTTCGCGAGGTCAACGAGAGCGTCGTAAAGCTCCATCTATCCCACCACCGGCGTCGCCCATGCGTTGATTCGCAACTGCCTATCAAGGTCGGAATCGTAGCGCGATACATAGCTTGCGCCCATATCGCTAAAAGATTCCACGCCATTAGACGAATTGCGGCGGCGATGCAAGCGGGCCGCGAGCATAACCGCGCCCAGTTCCACGCCGGGGGGCCATTTATCGCCGTGCCACTCGGTTACCATTCCGTTAACCTCACGCACGATTAATTCGAGGTGGGAATCAACGGACGGTAATTTGAGGTGGCGTTGAACCTGTTCAGCCGTAATCATTAGGCGCTAGCTCCGGGGTTACCGGCCGGGGCGGTTGCCGCGCCGTCGGTGTCGAACGATACCTTTACAAGGCCCTCCGGTCGGTTTAGCATCTTGGCAGTGTAACCGAACAATGCGGCATCGCGGCCGCCCTTGGCGATGTGTTCAGCTTCCACGCGTAGCGGGGAACCGGCCAACTCAAAGTGAGTTGCGGCGGCCTTAGTGCCAATGATTGCCGTTCCCGCTGGAACATCTTCCGATGTAGTCCACTTAGACGGGTCGGTAATGGTGCCAGCGATGCCCAGATAGCGCGGGGCGTCCATCGTGGAGAGCGAAAGCACCTGTTCCAAATCGCCCGGGTTGATAACCGCGAACGTCGCCGGGGTGCGCAAGCGGTTATCAATCGCGAGGGAACCGCGAGAGATTGCGGACTGTACGTTAGTCGCGGTTCCGTCGATTGCGGTGGCGTTGTCAATCAGGAACTTCAGTGCATCAAGGTCGGTTTCGTAGGCATAGCTTTCAGCCATTGCCGCCCAGTACGCTGCTAGAAACTCGCGTTCATTGAAATCCCAGAATGCGCGGTCTAAGTCGTTACCGCCCGCCCAGCGTTCGGACTCGCGCTCCACCGGCTCAATCTTTGCGGGCTTCGATGGAATATCGGTCTTATTGCCAGCGTACTTTTCAACGCCCGGCTTAGTAACCCAACGGTAGCCTACCGCCTTGCGCGAGGTGAGCGGCTTTTGAGTCATGAGGGGGACAATACGGCGCTCGTAGGTTACGCCGTTCCACAGTTCGCCCAGCCACTGCGGGGCGGTGCGGCCAATGGTGCCAGCGTCGGTGATGTCGGTTAGCTCCGCGTGTGCAACGTCGGGCTGGTCGCCAGAGACTACGGCGGTTAGGTAGTCAATCGCGCCGTTAAGGGAAAAGTGCTCGGTGGTTGCGGGCGTCTGGTCGTCGCCGGGGAGAGTACCGGGTGCAAGTCGATTATTCTTAGGCATGTTGGAAGTTTCCTTTTCTGTGTCGGTGGTGTGGGTCTCCGATTCGGAATCGGTATCGGATTCCTGCTCCGATTCCTGCTCCGATTCCGTTTCGGAAGTCTCATTGGGCGGGGTGGATTCCTGCTCCGATTCCTGCTCATCGCCCGGGGCGGCGTGATTGGTATCGTCGCCGCGTTCGGCCATGACCTGCGAGACGCGAGCCCCGGGGAACGCGGGGTTAGGAACGAGAGCGACGGCCGATAGGTGGGAATTGGTAACGGTGGTGCCATTGCGTTCGATGCCATAGGCTTCGATTGAGAAAGCGTCCACGGTCTTTTCGGTCGCTTGCAATAGCGCATCGTTTCCCGCGTCGTGGGAACCTATCTTGAACGTTGCCCATAGTCCATCGTCGCGAACCTCTATAGACGTGGCATGGCCTACGGCTACCCCGGCCGGGGAATGCCCCGCGAGTAGCTTAACCTGTTCCACGTTATCGGGAATGTTGATTGAACCGGCGTCAAATTTCAGCGGGCCGTTGTTGGTGGCACCAAATTCGCCCCAAGGCAAGATTCGGCCGGTGATAGTTCGGGCATTTTCAGCGACGATAATTGGCGGGGCCGTCTCCAATTTCGTCACTGTGGCTGTAATCGGTCGGGGCATTATGCCCACCTCCCTTATTTTCTATGTATCCAATATCAGCGGAAAATAGCGGAAAATAGCGGTCTAACCAAAAATCCACTTCGGGAATCGCGAGTACGCGAGTAACGAGCGCGGTAACGCTTAGCACGCTAGCTACTACGGGAATCGTAGAGATTCCTAGCGTGTTTGCGATTTCAGGAAGTGCTGGCAAGATAGCGATTACCGCCGCGAACGTGGTGCGTGCCGTTGCGCGCCACGGGTGTCGCGCTTGCGTGGGCTGTTCCATGAGCTCCGGCGCTTCCTTGCGGTGTTTGATTGGTGTCACCCCCTAATTTCTTTCCAGCATTACGCACCCAACCCGCTAGACCAATCGCAACGAGTAGCACACCGGATACGATTCCGGCGACGTAAATAGCAACCATCGTTATCACTTTTCCAGCCCAACCGCGCGTTTGATTTCATCGAGAGCGCCCATAATCTTCGGCAATTCGTCGTCCATGAGGCGGGTTAGCTTCGCGTCATTTTCCAGCGCGTAGCCAATCGCGGTATCGCGGAACGAGGATTGCACACCGGCGGCGTCTTTGTAGCGGGACTGGAAACGGTGGGTTAGTTCATGGTGTACGGAATCGAGCTTAGGATCTGGCATCGGTTTAACCTCCTGTTTGGTGGTGGGTTTAGAGATCACGCGGGAACGCACCTTTTCTAGAAATACATCCCACGGGAAATTCGGCCCCGGGTCGGTATGGTTAACTTCGCGCCACGCGGCGCTAACGTCCGCGTGGCCAAAGAATCCACGCTTGCCAGCGCGTAGCCCGGCGGCGTCAATCTTTTCGATTGGGAAGTTATAGAGCTTTACCCAATATGCGCAAACGTCCGCGCCCTCGTTCAACATGCGTTCGGCAGAAAGCCACTGCGCGCGAGACATAGCGGCGCGAGCGACAAACGAAAGATGCACGGCGATTTGATTACCTGTCCAACCGGCAGACCACGTTAACCAATCGTCGGTATTCTCGCGAATACTGTTCACGTTATCGTTAGTGGTGTTATCAACGAGCACGTGATACGAGCCGGTCTCGGTATTGATTTGGTAGTTCGCGACGCCCTCGGCCGGGGCTCCCAAATCGTTCTCGGTCGTATGAATGCAAATGCCCTGCAAGCCATTAGTTGAACGAGGGTTGCCGAATCCAAACCGTTGCGCCCAATCGGCGTCGATTGGGTCGTTATTCAGATACGTTGTCATTGGTTTCTACCTGCCTATCGTCATCGGGTACATCGAGGTCGCCCACGGTAGCGGACGTTAGGTCGCTTAGGTCAAAGGCGACGGCCGTTCCGCGTGGAACCATATCGTCTAGCCCCAACCGGGCGGCGACGGCGGCCATGTACGGCGCTAATCCGTAGTCGATTAGTTCCACGTTGCGGGCGTCCTGATTGTGATACGTCAAGTTGCCGCCGCCCGATTGGTGTGCGTCAATCAGCGACGCGGGAACGCCCACGGCGCGAGCGCAATCGACGGCGGCCATCGTTCTACCCTCAACGAGCAACTGGGGTTCGGACTTTCCGAGCTCGCGAGCTTCGATGTTCTGCGAGGTGAAAGCAACACCGCCGTTTTCGCCCCGGCGGGCATTACTCCAATCTTCTACCAATCCGCGCGCTTGTTCTCGCGTGAGTGGTTGCCCGCTGGTCTGATGCAAGTCCACCTGTGCGCTTGGGTTCCGGGCGGCGCGGGCGGCGGCGCGGTTGACTTCGGCGGCGTGCGATACGGCATCGCCCGACGCTTCCAATAGCCCCTCGTCGATGCCCGGGATTAGGCAAACTTCATCGTCTTTTACGCGTTTGCCGCCCACGGTAATTTCGCCATGTGTCGCGTCAATTTCCCATTGAGCAAACGGGATTCTATCAGCGCGAATAACGTTGCCGTCAAAGTCACGCTTTAGCGCCCATAGGCTCCAGCCGTAGAACAACAAATCGTCGATCGTCCACGTCATGCGGAAGTGTGGGGACTGTACCCCATCGGTACGGGTTAGCCAAATTGGTTGCGCTTCCATGCGCGCGCCGTTCTGTCGCGCTTCCAGCGGGCATCGAGCGATAGAGCCAACGAGGATATTTCGAGCGCGACGAATAGCCGGTACAGACATAGCGACGCGGCGACTTACATGCCCGGGCCCGGCGGGCGGGTTAATTGTAACGAGGTGGTTAGGCGACGCCCACGGCGACTCTAGCGGCGCGTAGTCCGCGCCATTGTGCGCAAGATACGGTAGCGCGAGCGCGTCCCTAAGCATGTCGGTCAATCCCATGCTTTAAATCATGGGTTACAGATACAAGTAAACCGGCGATAAACGCCGGTTAGTTGCTATTTTTGTTGTGCGGAAATCCAGTTATAGAGTGTTTGCCGTGACACCCCGGCGGCGCGAGCTATTGCACCAATGTTCGCGCCCGGGCGGCAAGCAAACCACACTGCATGGTTCTGCAAGACTTCTTTATCTTTTTTTACCTGTTCCGCTAGCGATTCGAGATAGTCCAGATAATCCATGCTAGTCATTGAAAAAGTGGTACATCGCATTGGAGAAATCTTGCCCAGCGGCCATCTTATAGGCAATTTCGTGCTTGTCCTCGTTGGTGAGCTTCATATCAAATTCGCTTTCGATTTGCTCAAAGGCCGGGCCGTTCTCGGTAATCCAATCTTCGACGGTGTAATCGTTGGTGAACTCTAGGGTGGTCATGGTCTCGGGTTCCTTTCTTTCTCCGTTCTGACACTCCTAACTATAAAGGCCACCCCGCATAATGTCAAACCGTTTGACACTTTTATTTGCGGCCGTGGGCAATATCCCAGTTCATGCGTTGGATTCGTTGCCGCGCTTTCTGTGTCAACTCGGCCGCGTGTTGCGAATTGTGGTGCTTTCGCAAGTGCAGATACAGTTTCTTCCATGCCGCTAGCGGCTCCGGTGTCCAAAATCTTTGTTCGCATAGTGGGCACGGCATGACGCACCCGGTTTCGGAATCATCGACCCGCAATCGCGGGGTTTGTTTCTTAGTCTTTTTAGCCATTAGTCAAACGTCCATATCGTAGGCATTCCGGTATCGTGCGATTGAGTTAGCCCCATGAGCGCGAGCGATACCGCTTCCAGTTCTGCGATGGAACCGGCCGAATTTTTGCGGTCAAATAATTGTCCTAAGTCGCCCATATTCCTTAGTGCGAGCACATCGAAAGCGCGCGAAACTCCTAAGTCGGGCCGAATAGTTATCGTGGCGTCTTTTACCCCGTCAAGGAACGAGGCGGTTCCGGCGGCTACCTGTTTAGCCGTGGGTATCGTAATCACATCTTCCAGTTCGGGCGCGGCGGCGATTGTTGACGCGGGGGAATGCGCATCGACGATTAGCGCCCGGGGGCGGTGTTCCGAATTGAGTTGCGCGAGACGGTCAACCGCCCAGTTGGAACCGGGGCGGGTTTCCACGATTTCCGCGACGGGGGTTCCATCGTCGCCCCAACCAGCGGCCGCGATTGCGGCGTGGGTTCTATCCCATGCGACGGCGGCGGCAAAGACGATTTCGGAATGGTCGCCAATCGTGCGGGCATCATTGACAACGGAGGCGATTGTATCCGAATCGAATACGGCGGTTCGCGTCGCGGTGCGTTGATTGCCGTAGGCGCGAGCAAATTCGGCCGGTTCCATCGTGTGATATGCGTCAAGGATTGCTTGCGGTTCAATCGTATATCCCACGGCGGGGTGGGCGGCAATTACCGCATCTACATCGCTAGCATCGGCCGATTCGTCTAGTCCGTAATCAATGATGCATGTTCGCGGGGAATCGCCCGCCCGCGCCCGGTCTACAATGTCATGCCACCACGTAGAGCCCGCGTCGCCCATCGTCGAAAGCATCATGGTTTGCGCATTCGGCCGGGTGTTCTGCGTGGGAACGAGGGCTTGCATTAGCGCGGAACCTTGCGCGGGGGTATATGCCCACGGTTCGTCAATCTGATTTAGGTCGGATTGTTCACCATGCAAGTATTTATCCGTTGGGGGGTGCGGCCGGTACTGCGAGTTAATCGACGGCATGATTAGGCGCGTATCACCCGCGCCGCGCTTAAGGTCAAATAGCCCGGGTAGGTGGCGTTGAACATCGGGCGCGAGCTCCTGCAAAAAGCGTTCGCGCGCGGCTTGCCCAGATTGGGCGGTGTACCACACCTTGCCGTTCGGTGTGGTCATGGTGCGGTGCAACCCCACCGAAAGCGTCATGGTGGTCTTTCCCGATTGGCGCGGAACGGTAATCACTACATCGTGATAGACAAACCGGCCATTCGCGTCCACTTCTAGCGCCACATCGGCCGCCCGTCGTTGCCACGGCATATAGGGCTTGCCCAGTGCGGCGGCCACCTTTGCGGCCTTGCCACCTAGCGTCTTATGCGCGGGATTGCGCGGGGTGTGGTAGCGGGGTTTAGCTGGCATCGGTTTCTACCTGTTCATCATCGGCCGCGCCTAAGTCCGCTAGCAATTCCTGAATTGCATCATCGGTAGCATCGCCGCGCGAATCGGGCGTTAGACGTGCTTCACGTAGAGCGGCAACAAGCTGGTCTATTAGCTTCGTCGGGCCATAGGGTTTGTTCTGGGCTTCGAACGCGTCGAGCGCCCACGCCCCGGCCATGAGCGTCGATGCAAGCGCGCCGTCGAGCTCCCCAATATGGCCCGCGTCGAAAGCGGTGTTAAGCGCGTCATTGAACGCGAGCTGGTGGCGTCCTTGATTCAAGCGCATATCGTCCTTATTCGTGGGCGATGGGAACAGCGATTCTTGTCCCTCGCGGGGGCGTCGTGGGTCGGGGCGGGG